TAGCTACTTCTAATCCACCATTCAATGAAATATCTTGGGTAACAACTAATTCATAATTATTCACAGTCGTATTAATAATAGAAGAATTCTGTTGTTGGAATACTTGTAAATTGCCATTAATAACTAAATCCCCGCTAATATCCACATTGCTATTGAATGAAACATCACCGGCAACAACCATATTAGCATTCAATGATAAATCTGCATTCAAATCAACTGCGCCAGTCGCACCAATTGGACCCTGAGCGCCGGCTGGTCCCTGAGCACCGGTTGATCCAGTTAATCCATCTGCGCCGGCTGGTCCCTGAGCACCGGTTGATCCAGTTAATCCATCTGCGCCGGCTGGTCCCTGAGCACCGGTTGATCCAGTAGCACCTTGTGGTCCATTTCCTTCTATTGCTGATAATGGAATACTATCTGATGGAAAAGTAATATTACCCGTGACAGTTAAGTCAGTAGCATTTATATTCGCAGTTGAACCAACTTTAAAAAAGTGTTTAGTATCATTACCAGAACCAGTTGTGAATAAATCAATTTCTATATTGTTACCAGATACAAAATTCATCTGATCAAGTCCTTCTGCAACTAACCCATTCGCATTTTGATTAATAGCACTATCAGGTACATTATCAGATAAATCCCAGTATTTGAATGTGCTATTCATTTTGATTACTACTTCACCTGGATTCAACGCAGAAACATCAAACCCGGATCCAGTGTCAAAATACAAAGCACTTATATCAGAATGAGTAGTACCAATAGTTTGGTCTGTAATCCTACCTATGGTAAAAGTGCGACCGATTGAACCATTAATTGCATCTAATGAAATACTATTAGGTAGGAATTCAACATTGCCATTAAAACTGACATCGCCAGCTACAAACAACTTGGAATTGAAAGAAACATCGCCAGCAACTTTTAATGCATAATTCAAGGTTAGGTCACTTGATCCTACTTCTGCGTCTTGAATTTCTTCATAATCATCCTCATCATTACCGTATATATCTTGTATAGTAATAGCATTTCCACTTTTCCCATTAATAGTATCGCCAGATTCTTGTGCAAGTTTTAACCAATCACTCAATGCAATATTACCAGATTCAAGTGTTTTGCCTATTCCAGAAATCCTGTCATTAACATTAGCCAATCCTTGTAATGATTTAGGTATTTGTCTTGTAGCTCTTTTTCTGAATTTCATTTTATTGTCTGAACCAATATCTATTTTATGTTCATCACCTATCCATAACGAATTATTTGATAGATATAAATCACGTATTTTAAATTCAGGTGAACCAATGTCAATGGTTTCATTTGCAGTAGGATATATATGGCTGTTGAAATATGCATTATTTCCCACATACAAGTCACTATTAAAAGATACATCGTCTGCTACAAAAAGATTTCCGTTTAATGATATATCATTAGTAACAACTAATTCATAATTATTAATCGTGGTATTAATAATAGATGTATTAGTTTGTTGATTAACATCTAAATTACCATGAATAACTAAGTCACCGCTAATATCAACATTATTATTCATTGATACATCATTTGCTATGACGACCTTACCATTAAATGATGCATCCCCCAATGTTTCCATAGTTCCATCAAAAATGGGATTAGAAACATTTGCTTTCAAGTTGAAAGATGAATCAATATTTGTCGTTATATTCGTAAGATAAGTTAATCGTTCTTGTACATTTTCGGATAAATCATTTATATATAGTAACTTGGTATGACTAATATCATAATAACTATTATTTCCGTCATATATATTCAATTCGCTAGGTGTTATACTAAATGAAGGTGTAGTATCATCAGTATTATATAGTTGTACTGAGTGTGCATTACGGACTTTAATATCACCACTTACATCCACAAAATTCCGAAAATAACTTTGTTTAAATTTATTGGAATTATTTGATATATCCAACCACGCACTCATTTATATACCTTTTAGATTTATTTATAAATATTTACACGATATACTTATAAAAATCGTGTAAATATTAGAATTGTATGATTTTACCATCTACATTCATTCCCCCGTTTACATCAATAACCTGGTTTGAATAAGTGTCAAAAATATTTGGAAAGAATCCTTGTAATACAGAACTATCTCCTGATGCGAATTCGTTATCAATCGTGTATTCTTGACCAGGTGTCGCATTATCAATAATAGTAAATATATTGTCACCTATATAATGTATACTATTCAATGATGGTTTCTCGAGTAAATGTCCAAGTCCAGCTGAATAAAAAATTTTGGGATCTACTCGGTTCCATGTTTTAGAACCATCTGTTGTATATATTATTAAAACATGTAATCCTTCTTCGTCTGTAATTGTTCCTAATGCGATACCTTTTGTTTCACTTATGAAATCAATTGATTTTATAGAAAATGAAATATATGTGTTATGTTGATTAAATCCAGGATATGGATGATTTATACTGAATGAACTAGTATCTGAATCTGTCCACGTAACACCTGCGTCATGGGTATATGATATAATAGATTTATCTTCTGTTGTTTTTCCTGTTACAATGACATAGTTTGTATCATATACAGCAACAAGGTTATATGTATTGTAAGAATTATCATATGATACAGATATTGGAATATCCCCAGTGAAATCTACTTTTTCAATTCCTTTACCTACAAAGAAGGAAATATTGTCGCGTCCATCACTACTTTTAATTTCTGAACAAGAAGCATCTATATGGTTTGATGGAACAATATCATCATTAAAATCTATTGTATTTGCTTTATCATAATAATAAACTGATCCATTATTTCCATTATTACTTATATCACCACCTATCAATATTTTGTATGTATCGTTTTCTTCTACATCTGTTGTTTTTGTTGCATATAATGCATTAAATTTCGTCTGGGGATAATTATATTCAACCGCATTAAAAACAATAGGTTCATTTGTTGTATTAATGTACCCAAGCTTTGATGTAGAACTAATAACAAACATTTCTTTATCATTAATTAGATCAATTGATAATTTATCATAAGTTAATGATGAAGAAAACACATTATCTGATATATCAAATGTTGTCCATGTATTCCCTCCATCAGTAGTTGTATTTATATTGTATTTATATACAGTTTCGTTATCCGCACTTAAATAACTTTCATATGGTGTTCCAACAATAGCACCGAAATATTGGTCTTGACTACTTTTAAAGAACTTTGTTGAATTTTGTTCAAAATTAGTAGTATATGTGTTATGTATTTCACCATTTCCAATACGTGTGGGTCCATTAATATCCATTACATATTTATTACTTTCTGGACAATATGTATTTATCCCCATAGATGTTTTATATTTAACCATATTGTCATTAGATACGATAACTTGGGTTGGTATATATGAGATATCAGTTTGTAATAATCCTATCGTACCCATAGTTCGTTTATTATCACGTGGATACGCTCCACCCCCAATAGAGAATCCATTATTGTTAGGTGTAATTATATTGAGAAATACATTTGAACTAGAATCGGATGATACGAGCGAGATAGCATTACCTGATTTTGCAGTTGATTCTTCATAATAATTTGGTAAAAATACAGTTGCACTATTGTCATATATAGTTACAGTTCCGTTTAATAATTGTTCATTACCAACACGCTTAGAAAATGTGGTAATAGAATTAATATTCGTAATGTTTCCGGATGTAATAGTAAGATTGTTAATAGAATTTATTTTACTATCATTGGATGAATTGAAGTGACTATCCATAGTATTTATACTTAATGATTGGGTATTAGTGTCTGATATAATACTATTAGAAGGCGTTGCTGTATTGTCACTTATGTCACCGTTATAAAACTCTATTGATGCAATATCACCACTAGTATCAACAACCACACCAGAATTATTTACATTCTGTGCAATTATATTTCTAATTCTATTATTGTTATTACGAACAGTTAATACATCAGTTATTGTATTGCCAACTGTACTACCACCTATACCACTATTCGTTTCGGAATTTGATACATTTATATCAAAGAATGTAGTTGGAGATATGGTTCCGACACCAATCCTGCCTGTTCTTGAACTTCCAGATATATATGCAACATAGTTTTCACTTATATCTTGTTTTCTGTTGAAATATAATTTATCACCTATATAGGCATTTGTATTTGAATATAATTCACCAGAAATAGTGGTTTTATTTGTAACATGTAAATCATTTCCGACGCTTGTATTTTCACCAACATATAAGGAACCAGCAATCTGAGAACTTGTAATAACACGTTGTCTGATTAAGACTTGGTCAGCAACCATAGTTCCAACACCAATGTTATTATATTTATCAGATTTGTATATTCCACCGTATTTCTTCCACGAATTTGACATATGTGTGTTTGTATATACATTGACGTGTATATTATTTTATTGTATAAGAACGGTTTCTTATATAATAATTATATGTTACTAAAATAATATTTTATGGTCTTGATAATAGAAACTGTTTAATATTTTTTATATCATCTAATATGACATCTACTATATTTCTATAAAATGGACGGAAAATACGTCTTTTAGTTTTCATATCAGATGGGGTCATCCAATTAATTTCTATTTTTTCAAACAGGCGACTTTCATTCAATGTTTTTTGGTTCATTCTTTTCCATAGAAAATGATGATTATTATTGTAATATTTGGGTAGGTTCTCGTCATAGTCTATTAAAAATATATGTACGTGGTAACTATTCAACGTTATTTCATATACTCCCCCCTTTTTTTTTATTAATGTTTTCAATGCAGCACTATCCCCTAAAAATCCGGTTAATTCTTCTGAACCTTCTCGTAAAGCCGCTTTGTATGGTGTTTCGCCCATTTCCATTTTACCACCAAAATCGGACCATCCTTTTGCACTATCTTCCATGGGATTCTCTTTTCCAAATAAAAAATATAATTGGTTTTTGTATATTGCTACTGGTAAAATACTTCCGGCAACCATTATACTTTATTACATTATTATAATTTTATGATTTTTGTAGTTTTGGAAGGTGTATTTTCAATATAGTCGTCTGTTTCAAGTAATTCAGAGGTTGATTTATTACTTTTCATTTCCAACTTTGGAATACTATCATAGAATGTTTTCACTTTTGGATTTGCTGCTATTTTTTCTCTATGAAACGCAGACAAATATAGACCATCTAATGATTTAATTCGGGATAATGCTACATATGTTTGTCCATATTCAAATATACTTTGCCCAATATCCATTTCTGCCATCGTAAGAGTAGCTCCTTGTATCTTATGTATTGTTAATGCCCAAGCTAATGATAATGGGTATTGTCCGATAGCGATTCTCGGATATTCTTCTGATTGCCAAAATTTGGGTTGTATTTGTTTAATTATTCCATTTGAAAATCTGACAACTGGAACGGGAGGAGTACTATCAATTATTTCTATTACAATACCCTGAGATCCATTACATATTGAATTATCCATATCAAGATTCACTGTACACATAACTGCTGCTCCACGTTTTAGTCTTAATATTCGGTTACATTGTAGATTATTTAACATATATTCTAATTCATTTTCAACTTCTTTTTCAGATAAGTTTTTACATATTTGGGTATCTTCTATTGTAAATGGCTTGGTTGTATCCAAATAACTAGTACAGTCAGTTTTACGTATAGCATCAAATACATATTCCTTTCCTTTTATTTTTTGAAACATCATAGAGTTTACATAATCGGTTTTTGATCTCAGTGCAAACAGTTTCGTAGGAATACATCCATTATTTTCTTCTTCAATATAATTTCTATTTACATAACTTTCAACAATTTTCTTTTTATCATCATCCAAGTAACCACGCCTAATTTGTTGTAAAATGTCAATATATAAAGGATCATTCTGCCGAAACATAGTTGTTAGTTCAATATGATTATGAGATTTAAATAATGTATTCCACACAGGTGACTCAAAACAAAATTTATTTGTATCAGGATCTCCATGTGTACCTACAGGAGGAAGTTGGAAGAAATCACCAGTAAATATAACCTGCATACCACCAAATGGTATAGGATTTCGCCTTACACGTCTGGCAATTTCATCTATAATTTCAATTACCTTCTTTGATAACATACTTACTTCATCCAATATAAGACATTGGGTTGATTTCCATATTTTTGATGTATTTCGGTTGTTTATTACAGACGAAATGACTACCTCATTTGGTTTATTCGCTAATTTAATACCACTCCAAGAATGTAGTGTTCTTGCGTTACATTCCAATAATACTGCTGCGCATCCTGTCATTGCACATACTTGATATTTTTTGTTTATAGATTTTGCATAATTTACAAGATGCTTTACAAGGTGAGTTTTTCCAGTGCCTCCTGGTCCGGTTATAAATAGATTCTCACCTTTTACAAATTGTCTATATGCATATTGTTGTTCTTCTGATAGTTCATCAATATCACTTGGTTCAGAAGGTTTCATTACTGATTTTACCCCAGATATTTTTTTGATTTCATCATCATTGTCAGGGCATTTAAATTTATCAAATGAAACATCGGTCATTGTGTTGTTGTTATTGAATTTAATAATTAGTAAACATTGAATTCAATTTTATTATTCATATTCAACTTCAATACATAATGAATAATCATAACCATTTAATGATATAGGATTACCAATCTCATTTAACAGTTGTAGATTTAACTTTTGTATATCGGTTTTTCCAGAATATCTACGAATATCACTTAATAATAAACCATTCAACTTATTTGCAGGTAATATTGTTCCAAATCCATGTTTTGATTTATCCAGTGAAATGCGGGCAATTATATTTTTATTGACTAATCCAGATGAAACTGATGTAATAAATGAGTTTTTATTTCCGTTATGGAATTCTTCAAGTGCTAAATATAGATAACGAGGACCGTTCAAATCACACTTAAATTCGGCAGTAACTGTTTCACTGTTTATTTCGTAATCTACTTTATGAAAACCTAACATCCATCCCAATTTTGATTTCACATTATATTTATCAGAAACACTATTGTCGTTTACTGCAAAATTAAATTTACATGTTGAAGTTGATGTAATAGAAATAATATTATTATTAACACTAAATGAAGAGTTTGATAATCCGTTAATAGAAACCATTAATGTATTCAATTTGGCGACTATTGTTGTTGCATCATATTCTCCATCAGGGACTATTATTGTATGGTCAATGCTGTTTTCTGTTATTTGAAAACTATTATTACCAAGACTAGAAGAAATATTATAGAAAGACATTGGTAATTCCATACTGGTAATAGTCATACTTTTTACATCATTGATACGTTCTGGAAGGGTAATATTACAATTAGCAACACTTAAATAATTATATTCATCACTAAACCTGGTGTCAATATTAATAAATTTACGTGCAGTAGGTTTATGTACATTGGTCATTACCATATGACTACCATATTGTCTTGTTTTTGGTTCTAAAAACAAATCATTATTATCAAAATGGCTCATTTTATTATATATAATAATTAGGATAAATTATATATACTTTGCGGCATTGTATCTAGTAATCACTTAAAAACTATATATCTTAGCAATTTTTTGTTCTTTACTAGTAGGTGTAACATCAGTATCGGTAGCTACTGAGTTTGATTCAGCATTACTCATGCCTTCATATAGACCCATATATTTTAAACCATATGTGATGGTGAATAACATGAGTAGAGTCACTAATATTGTCCAAATTTTCTTATTTGTTAATAACTTTGTCAACATAATTATACTATAAATAAATAGGATAAATTATTTACTCCCTCTACAACTTTCACAAGTTGTTGATTTTTGGATACGGTCAAACATACCCCCTGAACAAAATGTTCGGGTAACAATATTGTTATTGATATCTCGGGAGTGTGTAGTATTCATATTTGGTGACACGTTACTTCTGGTATTGTTTGTGCTAAATATCATTTTCATCATAAAATTGAAATAATAGGTATATATATTATATTTGATAGAATACAAAACCAATAATGCTAAAAAGCAATGGATATCATAATTGCACATACTGTAATAAACAATTCCATCAGAAATTTAATTATGATAGACATGTTCTATGCTGTGAGTTTATATATAAGTCAGCAAAAGAACGCGAGAATGACATAGATATTACCCAGCAAATACCATCTATAAAAGATATGTATCAATTAATGCAACATATGATGGTTCGTATAACTAAATTGGAGGATGAAAATGCAAAATTAAAACGGGTGAAAAAAAGTAAAATAAATGTAATTGATTGGTTGAATGATAAAAGTAAAAATAAACCACCGCCTATCACTTTATCTGATTGGATTAAAAATACCATTTTACCAAGTGTAAAAAACCATTTGGATATTGTATTTAATCGGGATTTACTAGGAGGATTGACTACATTATTTGATAAGTGTATCTCACATGTTGATATATCAGAATTACCAATATGCTCATTTGATACAAACTTATCAGTTATTTATGTATATAAAAAACAAAATAATGAAAAAAACGATACAGATGATCCTATATGGATGAAAATAACAAATAATGATTTGGATAAATATCTACGACGTATTTCAAACCAATTCTCTTATGATTTTAAGACGCACTGGTATGATATATATAAAAACGAAGTAGAAACAAATGATGAGTATAGTGAAATGTATATTAATTATTATAAGCAAATTCTTGGTGGTAAAATGACCGACGAAACCCGTTTCAATAAATTGAGACATCATATATCATTATCAGTAAAACGAAACCTAAAATCCGTGGTTGAATATGATATTATGTAAAAATCCGTGGTGAAATTATATCTCTGTAAAATTGAATTTATTTTTTATTTATAATCTATATCAAAATAGCTTTATAATAGAAGTAACGAATATAACAATGGAACCACCTACTTACTTGGCGAAATTAAATGAACATGAACGTGATAAAAATATTACATTTGAAGAAGGACCTCATATATATACAGTATGTGGAGATCGTGGTGGGTTTACTTCGGTAACTACATGGAATCATCATCATTTTAGTGACTTTAATGCAGATGCAGTCATTACAAATATTCTTAAAAGTAAAAAATGGGGTACTGATCCCACATATAAATATTATAACATGTCAAGGGAAGCGATTAAACAAATGTGGGATAATAAACGTGATGCTGCGTCCGGTGCAGGTACAAAAATGCATTATGATATTGAGTGTCATTATAATGAAATGGATGTTACAAATGATAGTATTGAATATGGGTATTTTAAACAATTCTTATCTGATTTCAGTCACCTTAAACCATATCGCACAGAATGGATGATTTATCATGAAGAATTAAAATTATCAGGATCAATTGATATGATATTTGAAAATCCAGACGGAACACTCCAAATTTATGATTGGAAACGTTGCCAAGAAATTCAACATGAGACGGCATTCGGTAAATATGCAGTAACACCATGTATTTCGCACTTACCAGATACTAACTTCTGGCATTATGCATTACAGTTAAATGTATATAAAATGATACTTGAACAAAAATATGGAAAACGGGTTACTACATTATGTTTAGTCTGTCTGCATCCGGATAATAGTTATAAAACATATGAACGCATTGAGGTACCATTCTTGGATAATGAAATTAAAGATTTAGTTGCACTTCGTTTAACAGAAGTAGCTAGTTCAAAATAATTTACATATTCGTAAAAACAGCATAAAACCAAAAGGTTAATAATAATTATAATAATGTCATTACTGAATAGATACATCTTAAATAATAATCCGAGTGGGTTACAGCTGTTTATGTTAGCAAATGCCCCTTTTTTATTACTTCATTTATATCGTTCTTTTTACCCAATTGAGAAACCCAAGATAACAAATATTTTATCTGAAACCGATGAGTATATAGAGCAATATAAAACTAAATTTCAGTTGAATTACGATAAATATATTGAGAGTAATAAGACTTTTTTAAATGGCAATATGAGTAGTGATTTTTATTCCAAAGAAGATTATCAAACTATGATATCAACTGAAAAAAATGAACTTGAAATAGAATGGAAAAGGCGTATTCTATTTGAAAATACACCAAGAGGTAATATAATTATGTATTATGACCCTTATAAACTGGCTTTTGCCTATTATTGTGATACAAGTAGTATGCCATATTCGTTATTAAATGCGATTGCTATGAAATATGTAATGAATTTTCATTGTATTGATTTATTTGTCGATAATGAGTATGCATTAGACAAAATTGGATCACCGTTAATAAAAACTCTCTTTATAGAGGACAAGAAACTAAAAACGAAAGAAGAGAAAAGGAACGGCATTGATATGAAGAATGCACCTTTTGCCAAATTAAAGAAGGGTACTCTTGATTCTAATAATGATAAGAAAAATGAACCAGAGATTTCGTTTCATAGAAATAAGTTTATTTGTATTGGCAAAATTGTGAATTTTAGTTTTATCAATAAGTTGAATCAAAAGGAAAACTATATCAATGGATTTCATTCTAATCTTTTAAATAACTTGGCAGCAGAAACTACTTTACAAAAACAAGTGTTAAGTTATAAAGATTTTAAGAACCGTGAACCAAACTAATTTTTATCGGCGAATGTTTGTTTTTGCTTCCAAGCTAGAAATCCTATTGTTTTATCATACTGATATGTCATTCCTAAATGGGATTTGGCAATATTATATCCCTGAATTTCTTTTGGACTAAGACTTGATAAATATTGTTCCAATTCTGTCTTTGTCTCAGTTGTCTTTAATTGTTCTGTTGGCATAGTAAATAATATAACGTTTTGATTATATTATTTATTTTTTATTATATTCAATTTTGTAATTAAGAACCACATGCAAAGGGTGATCTTACTACACTTGATGAGAATGTTATATCATTATCTGTACATTCTTTATTCAATTGTTGTATATATTCACCACTTGAAATGGATAAATATTCACTTTCTGGTTTTACAATAGAACATATTGATTTTTTATGGTATGCATCGTAGTTTGCACAGTTTCCAGACATTACACTGCCTATATTTGTACATTCCGTATTATTTGAATCTTCGGACTTTTTTATATCAGACATTGTTCTCTTTGCTAATCTTTTTACATAATCACTTTGATCACTCGTATTATTATTGTTATCAGGTTTTACTGTCGCATAGGGTTGTGGGCGGTTGATCCATTTGTATCTCGTACTTAACATTCCTGCATTTCCTAATGATGATTTTTTTACAACATTTGAGTCTTCTTGACTAGTTACACCAGATTGAACGATTGATCCGATAGTGAATGTTCCACAACATCCCCCGTGACCACGCACAACATTACCCCTCATTAAGGTTCTTGGTAGAGAACGGGACAGACTCGTTTGTCCTACATACCCTTGATTACGATGAGTGCCATTTAATGAAAAAAATGGTTGTCCGACACTCATATTATTGTATTTTGTTTGGGATTTACGTTTCAAAGTTGCTATTGACATTTATATATTTATTGTTATATTTTTATCTTTCATTTATTTTTGCTTCTAATAATTCTATACGTGATGATAATATTGTCATGTTATTATCTATTTGGGTTTGTAATTCCGTGTTCTTGGTTTCCAATTCCGTGTTCTTGGTTTCCAA